ATGGGAAAAAGAACAATGCAAATAGATGTAATAGGTCCGGTAGAAGGGACTGAATTCATGAAATGCAAATTGTATGCTGATGGTCGTGTATGTGTATTCTATATGACGGAATCCAACTATAAGGCCTTGATTTTTGATAAAATATTTATTCGTGATGGTCAAACTATTGATTCAGCAGGAGTTATAAATACAACCAACACTTTTATTGAAGAAGATTTATGAAAGCGAACATTATAAGCCACTCATTTGAATGTAATCAGTACTATGATTACTACTTATGGAGATGCTCCGTAGAGTATAATGGAGAAATGTATTTAATATACCTTCAAGCACATAAAACTCTATCTGGTGATTATTTCTGGTACGAAGGGGGCATTAAAAATACCAATGTAATAAAGATATCTTTTGTCAACGACTGGATTTCTTTTGGTTATTCTAACTACATCAATGTTTACCGATACATATTAGAATCAATGATAAAGGTAATTAAAGGTGATTACAGTTCAATCAAAGGCGTCGGAAATTGTATTGATAAGCCCCAAAATAGAATCAGAATAAGTGCATAACAATTTAAATATGAATCATGAATTAAAAACATGGCCGCCTTATTATCAAGCGATAATAGACGGAAAGAAAAGATTTGAAATACGGAAAAATGATAGATGTTTCTCCGTTGGTGATGTTCTTCGCTTGCGTGAATACGATCCTGCCAAAGAATTAGACCCCATAACAGAGAAGTACACTGGACGCTACTGCTACGTACGGGTAGATTATGTTTTAAGTGATTTTCTGGCTTTAGAAGAGGATTATGTCGCTATGTCTATAACTCTAATTAATTAATAAACAAATATGAATAAAGACAGGCGTAAAAGGATTCAGAATATTATAGATCAGTTGACTGATTTAGAAACCGAAATTGAAAAAATTCAGGATGAAGAGCAAGAAGCATACGACAATCTCCCTGAGTCACTACAAGAATGCGAGAAAGGTGAAAGAATGTCAGATGCAATTGATAGCCTCGATCATGCTTTTTGTTCAGTCGGAGATACAATTAGTTATCTTGACGAAGCTATACAATAATCTTCAATATAAAAAAAGAAACGAATGAAACGAAAAGTTCTATTAGCATTGCTTTACCTTTCCATAGGTAGCCTTGCTTTCTTATTTGGAATGCACAACCAAAAGAGAGCTTATTCAAATGGTTACAAAGATGCATTCAACTTTGTGATATCCGAATTAGAAAACTATTGTGATTCATTAAAAAAATCAAGAGATAACATGAATAAGATAAAAATCGAAATTACTCCTGATGGCTGGGAGAGTACCGTAATCATTGACGGTAAAGAGTATAAAGAGAAGCATGTTGCAACAGCATTTGGTTCTGAAAGTATCGAAGGTAATTTTGAAAGTGAAGACGGTATACCAGAAGAAGTATACGACGCATTAAATTCATCTTTCCCCTTCGAATGTATGCAGGCATTATATTCAATCGAATAACATTCAATACAATACCTATATGAACAAAACTAAATGTAATTGCAATAGTCCACATTGTAAAGAGTGTGAGGATGGAAGATTTGTCGAAACAGGGGTTAAAACGGTTGTAGAAGCTAACGAACATTCTACCGATTTGCGAGAGAAAGCACAACATGTAGAAAAACATCCTACAATAAAAGAAGTTCCCGGCTTCAATAAGTATGGTCAATTTTACGGTTTTGATTAACTAATAACAATAAAGAAATGAACTAAATATGGATATTAATAGAATATACAATGAGGATTGTCAGGAAGGAATTAAACGTATTCCTGATGCAAGTGTAGATTGTATCATTACCGATCCTCCATATCTATACTTGAAAGGGCAGAAACTGGAACGTGAATTTGATGAACGTGAGCTGTTTAAAGAATTTAAACGGGTGCTTCAACCTGATGGATTTGTAGTACTATTTGGGCGTGGTACTTCGTTTTATAGGTGGAATGTCATACTTTCTCAATTGGGTTTCTCCTTTAAAGAGGAAGTCATTTGGGATAAATCATATATAACATCTCCTTTATTGGCTTTATTAAGAGTGCACGAAACTATAAGTATTAGCAGTTTGGGTAAGGGTAGCATTAATAGGGTTAAGGTTCCATACATAGAAGCAAAATGTGGTGATGTGGCCTCAGTATTACAGGATCTAAGAAGAATGAAAGCTATATTACATAATCCTAAATCGTTGAAGGCAGTTGAAGATTTTTTAATTAACAATGTTGCATCTTATGATCTTGATAGGGTTAGTGGATATAACGTATCGGCTCAGCCGGGTTTTAAAAATGAGGATAGATGCGCTGCGGTAGTCAGAGCCATGAGTGATGGATGTACAGAAAGGTCAATAATAAGAACAGATTTGTATAAAGATGAAAAAGCAAACAAGCAAGGACTGCACGGAGACATGAAAATCGGAGACAGGTCGTGTAACATTATATCATCAATGGAATGTGGAATGAATGAGAAATCAATTATTAAGATAGTTCGTGACCATTACAGCGCAATTCACCCGACACAGAAGCCTGTTCGTCTTATTGAAAGATTGTTGGCATTAACCACACAGTCAGACGATGTTGTTTTAGACCCATTTATCGGCAGTTGTTCCACAGCGATTGCCTGTGTCAATACCAACCGGAAATATATCGGCTTCGAAATAGACAAAGAATACTACGATGCAGGAATAAAGAGATTAAATGAGGTTCTTTCTGAGCCAAAATTAGCAATATAGAATAATTCAAATCTATACAAATATGAGCAAAGGTGTAATTTTTAAATATATGGATAAAAATGGGGTAACGGTGAAAGCCGTCGCTCTCAATGACGAGCAAGATTCTCAATTTTCTGATTACGGAAAAGTGTTCCTTCGGTTATTGGATGATGATTATAGTTTCAAAAAGACGAGGGAAGGCAAAGGCATTATAGCTGTTAAGAATGGCGACGAATTGATACAGATAGGATTTTGGGAATAATGAGTACAGTTAGCTGGTTTTGGTTAACCGTAATCGTATATATCATTACGATTGGCACAAAAGATATTTTATGTGTCTATTGGCGGTACAAGTATGATTTTACCGAAAAGAAAAAACGAAAAGTTAATGATTCCACTCCCAGACATGTGATCAAAGGGTTTTCTAAATAAAAATAATAAAGAAAGGTACAAGTCATGTATTACATAGCAAGAGATAAAGATGGACGCTTATATCTATATACAAGTAACCCCCAAAAAGACCAATTTTCCGGAGAATGGGAGTTAAGGGATAATAAAGGAAGATCTTTTTTAATAAATGATAGACTTTTTCCTGAAGTCAAATGGGAAGATGAAAAACCAAAGAAGGTTGAACTTAAAATTAAATAACGAATATGTCAATGTACAATACCACTACCTTTGAGCTTGCCATGAACGCTTGCTCTTATAAATTAGACCATATATTCTATGCTAAAAACTCTTCATCAGTCCGCAAGGTATATGGTCAGGTTCCAATCCCTAAGAAAGTTACCATTTCCGGGGAAAGAAAAACAATTCTAAAGTGGAAAACACTTCGTTGGAACGATGCCGGCCAATGCTTCTCCCGGTACTCTTCCAAACGACAACGAAAATATGATCTTCCACTCCGGAGCATCGAGGAGCAACAAAAAATGACTAAGCTATGAGCATGTATTTAGATAAAGATTCTCGTGGAGTTTATGGCCTCTATGACATCACTCCACAAGAACTCTCAGCTATCCTTTCCATACTATCTACCTACAGGAATCCTCGTGGAAAAGAGCTGGAGTCAACCGCCTTCGAAGTCTTTATGTGCATTGAACAACAACTCCTTAAAATTGAAGCAAATGACCGACCTGAGACAGTACCGCCTAAATAACCTTAATGAGATAGACCACTTCATGGTCGAGATGGGTACCGATGCCTTCCTTGACTTCGAACGTAGGGTTCACAATGTCCTTGAGAAGCTCAAGGTCATGCGTTACTTCGATATCGAAGAAAAGATTATTCCGGATCAGCAGGAGCTTTTCATTAAGTTATGCTGTAGCTACATAGAGAAACACCCCGAATACGAATTTAATAACAATTATACCCAGATATGGAGGAAAGAAAGCTATGAACAATGGAAGATGGCAACCGCACGAAGACCAATTTGTCAGAGAGAACGCCAACAAAATGACTCCAGAGCAAATGTCTGAGATTGTGAAACGTTCACCTTTAGCCATACAGCTGTATATGCATCGGCAACATATTGTTGTTGGCCAGACAGTCAAAAGAAACCTGGTACAAGAGATGCTCCGGATTAAGTTCCGGCATCCGGAGAATTTTATGCCAACTCGCGCTTTTTATCGTGAAGTTGGCATAAATCAAATGCGTTGGTGGGATATTTTCCACGGACGCAAAAATATCAACCAACAAGAGTATATCGCGCTCTCCAATTACTTCGGAATCACTTTGGAAGAAGCCTTTGAAGCACGTCAACTCTGTATATTTGAGGAGAAAAATAATGATTGATAACGAACTACGAGATCGAATTAAAGATGCCAATGACATTGTAGATGTCATCGGTGAATTCGTCACCCTAAGAAAGAGAGGAATTAACTATTTGGGCATTTGCCCTTTTCATGCAGACCGAACCCCATCCATGACCGTCAGCTCTTCACGACAAAGTTTCAAGTGCTTTGTTTGTGGAAAAGGTGGAGATGTTATCGCGTTTCTTCAGGAACACGAAAATATGTCATTCTACGAAGCTGTCACTTGGCTTGGACGTAGGGTAGGGATTGAGGTCCCTAAACCTGTATTGACTGATGAAGACGCTACGAGGTATCGCGAGCATGAAGCACAGCGCATTGCTATGAAAGGTGCAGTTGCCTTCTTTGAAAAACACCTTCCAGAAGCACAACTCTACCTTCATGAAAGAGGTTTCAACTTAACAGATGAAGTTATTAAAAATTTCAGGATAGGCTATGCTCCAGAAGGTAATCTTGCTAAAAAAGAAATGCTTGCTGCCGGTTTTGCCGAACGGCGGCTGATCGAAATCGATGTTTTAAAAGAAAATGATAAAGGCTACACCTACGACACCTTTAAGGATCGTATTATATTCCCTTTTTTCGATGGTAAAGGGAATATAAATGGATTTACTGGACGCTGGCTTACTCCCCAGCCAAATACCGGTAAGTATGTTAACACAGGCGATACCCCTTTATTCAAAAAGGGTACTCATCTATTCGGTCTTTACCAGGCACGTACTGCCATTGCTCGATATGATCGCGCTTATGTAGTCGAGGGTCAATTCGATGTTCTTTCTCTACATGCAGTTGGTGTCAACAATGTGGTTGCCACCAGTGGAACCGCACTAACTCCGGAACAGATCCAGTTACTTGGCCGCTTCACTCGCAGGGTGATCCTGATTTACGATGCTGATACTGCAGGTCTTAAAGCCTCACTTGTTAATTGTGAAGCATTCCTTCGTGCTGGTTTCGAAGTTAGTGCAATTCCGCTTCCTGAAGGCAAAGACCCAGACAATATTGCCCAGGAATATAAACTCGATACCGGAAAATGGCTCATGAACCGTGAACAGAATTTTGTTCAGTATTTCGCCATCTCTCTGCGAGGCAAAAATCCCGGTGAGGACCCAAATAAAGAAGAAGAAGCACTGAAGCAACTCTGTACACTGACTTCTGTCATTCCATCAGAAACCCTTCTTCTCAAATGCATAGAAGCAATAGCCAGTATCTTTGGTACCAATACCGAGGTCATCCAGCGCAAAATTAATGGTATTCTCCGTCAAACAAAAACAGCTTCACTAAAGAAAGAGTCGCAAATGAAGCCGGGTATTTATGGCATTGAAATGATCGCCGAGACTCGCTGCAATGGTGAACCCTGTACCATAACTTCCGATTACCAGGAGTTCATCACACTCTATGGAGATGCACCTATCGTTTATATTCATGGTACACCCAGCATTACAGATATCCAACTCCTTCGTCAGACCAGCCAGTTTTTTACGACAGACGAAACCGGACTTTTCATCGAAAAGAGTGGGGAAGAATCCTCCTATTTGGCTGCATTGGCTGCAGTGTACCGTGCCGGAATCACGAATATTACAGTAGAGGTGGAAGTCCAATCCTCAAAGAAATCCTCAAGCAATGATCCGGATGAGGAAGAAGATGAAGAAATCGAAGAGGAGAATGAAGAAGAAGAATATATCCAGTCTTTCAACTTTGCCAAATATTATGTGCGAGCTCACATGTTCTTTTTCACCAAATTCAAAGGAGAACACTCACCATTCGTCGAACGATGTGCAGAACTTATAAGCTATGCTGATGACTCCGTTCGTATCGTTAACTACTCCTATTTCTACAGTGCTCTTGGCCTAACCAAGACTGCATTAACTGAGATATTGAAACCCTATCTCGCCAAACGAAAGTCACGTATGGCCATCAATGCTCAGCGTTCCGATGATGACTTCGATGAAGAATACAATCCAGAGGAATTGCCTTCTTATGTGAGTGATAATCCGGAATACATGGAGATGTTCCGCCAATGCGGCTATTATCCCAAAATAAACAAAGATCACGAACCTGTATGCTACATTTTCAAAAATGAGAAATCCGGCCACACCTTGGTTGGAGATTTCTATCTCACTCCTCTTTTACATATCTATTCCGACGACAAAGAAGCCAATAAACGGGTACTCAAGATAACCCGTCGTTATTATAAAAATCCATTATATATCGAAATATCATCCAAGGCTTTACTCAAGAAGGCTACCATCGAAGAAGAACTGATCATGCTCGAGGCAGTAAACTTCACAAACGGAGAAGAAAAGCATTGGACTAAAATACGTGAATATATGAGTAGACATTTTGTAACCTGCACCGAAGTCACCACTTACGGAAATCAGCAGGAAGACGGACTTTCCCGTCGCGAAGATAATATGTTCTTCGCATTTGCCAATGGTATTTTTCACACCATAGACGGTGTGCCTCGCTTTGATCCGGTCAATGAGCTCGGAGTTGTTACCCACAACAAAAAGAACTACTATTTGCCGGCATTCTCTACTATATACGCTGGATCCGGACGTCAGTCCGACAAGTACGAGCTTATTTCCCAGCTTGTCTATAAGGAAATTCCGGCAGAAAAAAGATGTACCTTCGAGCGATGGGCCTCTCTGATGGACGATGTCTACAAGATTAACGACAATGGTAAATGGGCTGTCCTCTTTGCCATTATGTGTGCTTTCCGTAGTAATATCCACTGCATTGACCGCCTGTTCACCGCTCCCTTCTTTATGGGGCCTATGAGTTCCGGTAAAACTCAGATTGCAATCTCGATCCGTTCCCTTTTCATTTCTCCCAAAATACCCATCTTCAACTTGAACATTGGTACCGATGCTGCCATGTCCACGCTGATGAGTACCTTCAGAGACGTACCGGTAGTGCTCGATGAATATAATAATAAAGATATTTCAGATCAAAAGTTTCAAGCACTGAAAGGTATCGTTTACGACGGTGATGGCCGTCAGAAGCGAAAAGGCGTCTCCGGAAAGGAAATTGAAAACGATAAGGTCTTTGCGCCGGTTATAATATGTGGCCAGGAAACTCCTCAACGTGATGATAACGCCTTGATGTCACGTATTATAGTTTGTGAAGTACCTAAACCTAAGAATCGAACTCCTGAAGAAGTTGAACTATTTAATACTTTGAAAGAGATTGAGGATCCGGCCAAGATAGGTCTTTCTAACGTTCTTTTTGATATTCTCAAACTCCGTCCATTGTTTATGGAGCATTTCCGGGTACTCAAGCAAAAAGCCTACGATGAACTTAAAAGTGCCCTTCCTAATGCTGGAGAAATAGACCGTCTCATGAAAACAGCTTCTTTATTTTTAGCAACATGCAACTTAATCGAAAATTATACAGATATGAAACTTCCATTTTCCTACAAAGATTTTTTCAAAATCGCTTGTAATAAAATTAAATTCCAAGTAGAACTCATCAGCAAGACAGACAAGTTGGCCACCTTCTTCAAGGCTATGGATGTCATGGTAGACACTAAGGCCATCCGTGAAGGACGTGATTTCGCTATTGATACTCCTGACAAGCTTACCATTAAACTTCCTGGAGGAGAAAAAAGAGAAGTACCAATTCCTGCAGGTAATCGGGTACTCTTCCTACGTGTTAGTAATATCTACACTCAATTTGCACGTTCTTCTTATAGCCAGGAAGAATCTACGCAATCCACCATTGAACAGAATCTTCGCTCTAACCCGAGTTACATCGGCGTCATTCATGCCCGTCGATTCACATGGAACGAAGTGGTCGAAGTTCCTCGTGGTGGATTTGAAGAGGATACACCCAACGAAACCGGTATCGATATCAAGATCGATAATAATATGGTAAGGAAAGTCGAGAAACAAGGCACTAATTCGAGCTGTATAGCATTGAATTACGAAATTTTCAGAGAACTCTATGGTATAGACTTTAAGCGTTCTGTAACCAAAGAATCATCTACTCCCAATCCGGACAATGATCCGATCGGAATGGCCGGCGCACCTCAAGACATTGAATTCTGATGGTATCTGAAGTATTCCTATTCTCACAATGCGTTATTCCCGGTGGCCACCCCATCGGGAATAATTGCTTTTTTTATTCTGATTTACGGACATTTCGCGCCTTATTCCTTAATCTATATTACTCTATTAACCTACACCCAAATCCCCCGTACCCCCTGAAACAAAAAAGAGAGCAAATAGAGAGAGTTTTGAAAGGAAAACTTTTCATAAATACCGTCCAACAGTCCAACAGTCCAACAGCAAAAAACATTTTAAAATGTAACTCGCTGTTGTATAGTAGTATATATATTCTTTTTAATTATATATATATACTACAGAGTGGTTGTTTTGTTGGACGCTGTTGGACGTGTTGGATTGAGCATTTTCAACCGTCCAACATTCACCGTCCAACAAAAACAGCAAAAAAAGCCATTTGTTGGACGTGTTGGACGCCATCCAACAGTATTTTCCTAATAGTAAATTTTGCTAACTCAATAATAATCAGTAACTTTATATATGAATCCCCTCCTTTGTTGGACGGTTGGACGGTTGGAAGCAAAAATAACAAAAACGATTTCAAAAATATTTCTTAGAGGAAAAAGCTATGATTACAACGAGCATTATGATTACACCTTACCTTGCTGAATATCTGCGTGGAAAATATAATAATGGCGCAGATGAACCCATTAGAATTCCTGACAATACAGATTTGTATCACGTTATTTGGACCCTGATGGCCCGTCGTCATCAGAATCAATCTCCGGTGGACAATGGCAATCTTACTATTGTTCTCCCAGACCGACGGATAGGAAAGGACCCACAAGTCTATAATTACCTTTCTCCACGAGCTGCCAAGGTCATAGAGAATGAAGTACGTCGTATGTTCAATCGTGACCTTCACACCGCTATGGATGAGAATGACTTGAACGGTCATGAGCTTAACAACCTCGATATCGTTCATAAATTCCTGTGTTCCTACTGTATTGACAGCATTACTGAAGATGCCTTGCTAAAAAACTTCTATCGGTGGCGGGAAAACATTCGAAAAAGAAAAAGACGTCGAGAGTATAAAAAGAAGTTAAAAAGGGGATGAAAAATCACCTACCGAACTATGCATTTTGTCCCAAAATGGCGGACAAAATGTCCTATGTGTGGCGAACTTATTGAATATCAAATGAATATAATCATTATGAGAGAATTATCCATCCAACTCAATGTATATCCCATCGCCAAGATGCGTCAGGATATCTATCGTTTCATTGCCGATGAATTTACTTTTTCGCCGGTACCGGAAGATTCCGAAGCCGGCAGGTGCTACAATTGTAATAAAGAGATTACAGTCGATCTTCCACCAGCTGACGTTATCCGTGATTTTTCTTCGGGCAAGTTTGCCATTATAGAATTTCGGGATACCCGGTACCGGAAGTTCAGTATTGGGGATAATAAGATACCAGCCATCGTATCCATTTCTCCAAATCTTAACTCCGCTACGCTGAAAATTGAGTGTAAAATGCTCAAATCACCTCTCCAGTAGCGTCCTTCACCCCCTTCTGCAAGCTGCCTATCTTCGCTGAAAAGATATGCAATGAACAGAACTTTTCTCCGACAGCTTCTTCTATCAAACACTCAACAGCTTCTCATCTCGGCAGAAGGCTTCACTTCTGCCATGATGGATGCTTTCCCTTTGATAGCCAATGACGCACCCACACCATCGGCTTTCTTCTTCGACGATGATCCGCCTACATATAAAGACTTGGCGGATAAAGCCCTTGCTAAAATCCAGCAACAACTGCATGCACTTTCCGAGTTCCAAGAAGTAAACCTTACCAGTGATTTTTCTTCCAATGAACTTCCTGAAGGTAGTATCGCCTACCATCGTATCTGGGGTTTTATCACTGCTGATAGTCGTTGGTATTTCTCTTCCAAGCAATTTGAACGGGATATCCTGGATGCCGAAGCTAATCCGGCTATTTCCTGCCACTTCATCCATGCCAACTCGCCAGGTGGTGAAGCCTGGTATCTTGATAGACTCAGCGAGACCATGCGTTCGTTGAATAAGCCCATCATAACCCTTGTCGAGCAATGTAATTGCTCTGCCTGTTATTACATCACTTGCCATTCCAATGTTATTGCCGCACTTACAGCCAACGAAGTAATTGGCTGTATAGGTACAATGGTCGAGACCTATGACTTTAGCGGCTATTATGAGAAGCTCGGCATTAAAATCATTAGGCAAACCGCTGATAAATCAGACCTCAAGAATAAGAAGTACAACGACATGCGTGCCGGAAAACCGGAGCAATATGTCAAAGATGTGCTAAATCCGCTCACTGAGCAGTTCCTGAACGAAGTCCGTACAAGCCGTCCGGAACTGGGTGAGCTCCCGGAAGACGATCCTGTCTTCCGGGGCGAGACCTTCGATACAACTCATGCCATCGAAAAGAAACTCATTGATGGATCCATGACCTTCTTCGAAGCCGTTGCCAGCGCTGTAGACCTTGGCCGGAACTACACCAACTTGGAAACAATCAAAAAGAACGCTCTCAACTATTTATAACTTAATTTTTTCATTCACATGAATATTAAAGAAAGAATTCAGACCGTCCTGCAGAAATTGAAGCTGCTGGACAAAGCAAAAGCCAATCAGCTGACTGACGAAGAATGGAAACAGATTGTTGACTCTTATCAGAAAGAGTATCAATCAACTCTTCAGGATGACTTAGCCGCCGACATGGCAGCTCATGCTGCTACAAATACTCCTATCACTCAAGAGCAGATGGATCAGGTACAAGGCATTTTGGATAGTATTGTTAATCCAGGCCAGAATGCAACTCAAAGTGGAGAAGAAAAGCCGGTAGTGCAGACTACTCAAACTCCGGCAACCGGTACCGACATTGTACAACTTGCTCAAGCCGTACAAGGCTTGGTCAACACGATGCAAAATAGTGCCACTGAAGACCGTCCCATTCAGACGGTAACCACTACCACTACCAGTTTCACAGGTCCTGCAGATCGCACGAAGTTCTTGTTTGGCATCGAAAATTCTATGTTTTCCATGACCGATCGTTGGAACCGTATTGCCGCTAACCCGGCAGCGGCAGCTTCATTCGGTGCCTGGGACGAAGAAACAGAAGGTGTTTCCTTCCGTAAGCAAGCCGTAGCCTTTTCCCGTTCCTTGCAAAAACGCTATGCCTATTTGCACGCCAATGGCATGCTCGATGCCAAGAAATTGGCTGCCGGTGAATTTGGAACTAATTACGAAGGCGTTAATACTGCCGGAGTCGGTAACCAATTTGTAGTTCTCCGCCAAGATGCCTTGATTGCTCGTGTTCTCACGAAACGTGACCTCACTCAGTACTTCCCTGTACGCTACGGCATTCAGGATCATGACCTCGTATTCAACGCTTTCTTCTCTGAAGTTTCCCAGGCCTACCAGCAAGGTGAAATCTGGAAGGGTGACATGAAGCTCGAAAACGAGATGGGACATGTTGATGATGCTATGATCAAACTCAAGTTCGGTCCAATGAAGGAACTGGAGCGCATGTACATCGGTTATTTAAACAAAGAGGGTTCTGATCCGATCAAGTGGAACATGATCGAGTTCTGCATCCTTAATTCCTTGGAAACTGCACAGGTTGAGCAAAACAAACGCCGTATGCGTGGTATCTATGTAAAACCGGAGACAGGCGTTGCAGGTAGCTATCTGAATGCTTCTACAGGGGTTATCTACACATTACTCCGCTACATTCATGAGTTTAAGATTCTTCCTCATGATGATGAAGCTTATCGTGGATATACCGATGCCGATATGTTGGATGCCGTTCAGGATTTTGTTGCCGACATCATTACTTCCTGCACGGAAGATATGGACATTGACAACCATGTTCTGTACTTGAACAAAACCCATCAGCCTTGGTGGATCAAGAACGTTCGTGCCAAATATGGTAAGGATATCGACTTCACCGGACCAGACAGTTATAAGTATGTTGTTCCTGATACGAACGTACACATCATTTGGCTTCCATATCTTGGCCAGCTTCCTCTCATGTTTATGGATGTGCCCGGAAACATTCAGTTCCTGGAATACGTACCGGGTGAAATGCTGTCTATCAAGGTTAAAGAAGACATGGAACTTGTAAAAGCCTGGTCTACTTGGAAAGAAGGTTGCTCAGCTTCATTTACCGGCCGTCGTTTCGACAGCCTGGATAAACTTAAGGCAAACAACTACGAATGGCAGCAAATCTTCATGAATAAACCTGCTGTTGACATGGAAGCCGATGCCACCACCGTAGATGCTTCCAAAGGTTTCTGGCAAATCACTGTAGCCAATACTGCAGCCAAAGCCATTACCGATATCACTAATGCCAAAGCCGGTGTCGCTTATATCATCGAGTGTGGATCAACCGAAAATGCAACCACTATTGCTAAAGCCGGTAAGTTTGCCGATATCACAGAAGCATATACACCTACTAAGGTCGGTGACTACATTATGTTAATCTTGAACAGCAAAGGAAACTTCTTGGAACTCGAACGCCAGGTAGCCGGTGTCCGCAAAGTCAACGCCGCACTGCAGCCTAACATTCCAGGTGTAAGATAACCTTTGTTAATCTGGTAATTAATTGTTTTTAGGTGACAGGGGCGGGTTATTGGCCCGCCCTTTTCTTTTTAACCCATCATTTTATTTAATATGAAAGCAAAGAAAATTTCAAATCCTTTTCGTAAAGGAAACCAAGCGGCTCGCAAAATGCAGCTCCGCTTCTTTCTCTCACTGATGACATTGATCGCATTCGCCTTCGTTATAGGAATGTTTCTGGATCCGTCATCTTCTCCCTTCTGTCTCTCAGGTTTCGCCGGCACTTCATTCGCCGCCATGATGGCCATCGGTGACGTTGGAGATGTCTCCGACCGACAAACTCATGGCTCGAATATAGCATATAAGGTCTATTTGATTGAAATCTCCCAAATCAACCCAGATGTAACTTTTCCGAAGCCTAATGCAAATAGGGAAATAGGTACTTTGCCTATGAAGACCGGACAATATATGAAATATTTTGAGGCCCATGATATACCTACATATACATCAACGGGTGAAAAAGGTGATATCACCACCAGTGGAGAGAATAATTTCGTAATGATTATGGGAGGTATGCGCGACCAACTTCTCACTTTTATTGAAGAACATGCCGGTGGCAAATTCATTGTCATATTCAAAGAAGTAGGAGAGGAGCAATGGTATATTCTCGGCAATTATGATCGACCAATGGTACTGTCTTCTTATGAGTCCAAAAATGATAAAGATGGCCGCTATGTAACTTTCACATTCAAACGTACCAGCATAGATCAATATTACAAGTACGCTGGCGATATTATCCGTGTTCCTGCAGCCAAGCATGCGGCTGACTCAGCAACCTTGGCGATATCTCCTCAGAACAACCGGTACGAAATCCCGAACGGATCCGCAGCGACTTACGCCATCAATGCGATATCAGGTCTCACTGCCAATGATAAAGGCCGGTACATTACTCTCGAAGGTACCGGTACTGACAAAGCTGCCACTATTGCCGATGGTACAGCCTTCACTCTCGAAGATGGTGCCACCTGGACGGCCAAGGCCGGTTCCTCCATCACATTCCGAGTTATGGACCCGGCTACACTCGTAGAAGTCCAAGGAACGCGTGTTCAGACAGCTTAATCATCATTAACAGGCTAACCAACTGATAAAATTCAGTTGAGTTAGCTTGTTTCAAATCCAACAAGCTATGTATAATTTCAAAGAAAAGAAACTTCATTTTAATGCCCTCCGCAATCCGGATGCTGCAGTATATGACCTTGAACTGTTGCGACAAGTTCGTCCCTGGCTTCCTCAACTGAGAACTTATGCTCGCGATCCGAAAAGATATGCAAGTGATATCCTCTATTCTCTCCTGGATCTGACGACTCGGGAAAGCATTCGTGCCTTTCGTCGTAAAAAGTTAGATGAGCTGAAAGCTGCTACTGAAGTTCCTGGTACCGCTACTGGGAATACACCTTCAGACGAAATCACCGCTACAGATGGTGATACTTCAACTTCTGATGAGACTGCCGGTATCGATGCCGGGAATACTCCTTCAGATGAAACCACCACTACAGATAGTGATACTTCAGCCTCTGACGAGACTATCGGTACCACTGACGAAAACACTCCAGAATTGGCGAAAATAGAAGCCTTGGAACAATCCCTTGAGGAAGCCGAAGAAAGAGCAGAAGAGGCCGAGCAACGTGCAGAAGAAGCGGAAGAGGCTCAGGAAGAAGCTGAAACTCGCGCTGAAGAAGCCGAACAAACCCTGGATATCGAGAAAAAAAAAGAGCAGCCCAAAGCAGCTCCAGCAAAGTCCAAAAGCACGAGGAGTACCCGCAAATCGACTGGGACAACCTCTTCGATCCGCAAGTCCAAATAGCCACACTCATCTACAACGATCGTGTGGTCACTTGGAAACAAATGAAGCAGCTCGACGAAAGCCTGGATAAGAAACCGGTCAAACGTGACATCATAGACATGGTGGAACTCCGGATCCGAAACTTGCAGGCTTTCGATGAGCTGCAATCGTTCAACGACACTGGGAAGTTCCTCTACATTCATCCGCTCATAACTCATCAGTCAGAGAGAGCGCAACTGACGAAGTTACTGAAGACGGATCCGCATGAGTTCCTACGCCTGCACAAGAATGTAGCGGATAACATCCGCAGATACGAATCTTACCTGAAGCGAGCCGATCGGCAGACTCGGCGCTCTCAGGACAAAGAGAACCTCCGCCGCCATCGTGAACGTGAGGCCCTATTCAAAGCAATATTGCAAGATTTTAATTCAAAAGACTAAAATGGAAAAGCTAATAGAAGTATTTAATTTGGGTGGTTTACCGACCGCCCCGCTGGATTCATTCTTGGAGCTTCAGGAAGACTTTAAGAAGTCGGATCCTGATAAGTTGTCGAAATTACAGATGCTCATTATCACTCGTGGTTTCAAGTACGCATTCAAAGCCTGGAAGGATCCTGACGGAAAACTCTGGATCATCGATGCCCATCAACGCCGCAAAGCACTGATCGCACTTCGGAAGGCTGGTTTCACCATCCCCAATATTCCCTATGAGCCCATCTTCGCCATTGACAAAAAAGAAGCTGTCGAAGAGATTGCCGCCTACAACTCCGAATTCGCCACTAAGAACCCGGACACCCTCTTATTCAAGAAGTACAATATCGACTCCGATACCCTCCAACGCTTCAACCTCGGATACGAAGTCAAAGCCACTGACTTTGGCCAGCTCTCCCCATTGTTTCCCCAGGAGCATGAATCCGATGCAGTAAATGAAGATGAAGTCGATTTCGACATTCCTGCAGCTGAAGATACCACCGCAATTGTAGCTCAACCAGGTGATATCTGGTTACTTGGCAACCATCGCCTGATGTGTGGCGATTGTCGATCCAAATCAGATGTCTCTGCGCTGATGAACGGCCAGCATGCTGACTTATGTGTTACGGATCCGCCTTATAATGTCAACTACGAAGGCGGTACTGAAGATGAACTTACGATCCAAAACGACTCGATGGAAAATGATTTGTTTGCCACCTTCCTCAAGCAAGTGTTCTCCATCATGTTTACCATTCTCAAGCCTGGCGGCTCTTATTATATTTTCCATGCCGACAGTGAAGGGGAGAACTTCCGTGCCTCTCTCCGGAAAGCAGGTCTCAAAATAGCCCAATGCTGCATCTGGGTAAAGAATACGATGGTCATGGGACGCCAAGACTACCAATGGCAGCACGAACCTTGCCTTTATGGCTGGAAACCTGGCGCCGGCCATCAATGGAACTCCGATCGTAAGCAGACCACTGTCTGGAACTTCGACAAACCACAGCGCTCAAGCCTTCATCCCACCATGAAGCCTATTGCCCTCATGGCATATCCGATATCCAATTCAAGCACTCCCGGCCAGATAGTAGTTGATCTCTTCTCCGGATCTGGATCAACCCTCATGGCCTGTCAACAAATCGACCGTATCTGTCATGCGATGGAAATAGATCCGCGTTATGTCACAGCTACAATCCACCGATATCGTGCCATGTTCCAGGAACAAACCATCCGACTGATCCGGAATGGGGAAATCCTCTCAGCAGAAGAAACCAAATCCCTGTTAACATGAAAAAAGAACTCACCCCAACCTCCGATGTAGATAAGGCAACCCTTATCGGTGACGAGTATGTATCTCAAGTGCGCACCTTCGGCGCACTGGGATACACTCCCCATCGCATTTGCTCTCTTCTCGGTCTCCGTGGAAAAGAGAAGATAGCTCTAACCATCCGCCTTGCCATGCCCGGTGATGTTTACAACGATGCCTACCGCAACGGATGTGCTCTTGGCGAGTACAACATAGATGCTGAGCTTGCTAAGAAAGCCGAAGCTGGAGATGTGACAGCTATTGAAACACTTGAAACTCGGAAGAAAGAACGTACTGTTAAAGACCTTAGGAATCAACTCTTTGGAATATGAATAAACTCGACACCCTTGATAAGATACATCCGGACCTAATATCCGCTTTCCTCACTACCGGAAAGTGTGACGGAATTGCGCCCGACGTACAAATCTTTTTGAAGCAGCTCCAATGGGCTGCCGAAATCTATGAGTACGAACGTAACATAACTCGTGCAGCCAAGCAGCTACGCCAACGCATCAATGCACAACAGCAGATAAACATTGATGAACGTACTTGCAAAGCCCGCATCTATGCTGCAATAAACTATTTCAGCATTGATAACAATGTATCTATCAAAGTATGGGAGTCCAACTATGCCGACAAGTACGAAGACTTAGCCAAGCTTTGTGCTGCAGCTGAAGACTATAAAACAATGGGCAAGTGTTACTCCGCCGCCCTGGAGTGTCGTCGTCGTGCTTCCGAAATAGCTGAAGCTGATCGTGACTTGGGTATTGTTTTTCTTATCTCTCCAGAACTCAGTTCTGAAGACCTTGGATACAGTAAGGCCTCATTAAAAGAAATTGCAGCCAAGCATAACAAAGGTTTTTATCTCAATCTCATCGACAGCCTTCCTATTGAAAAAGTAGAGAAAAAACGTCTCCTTCGTGATGCTGATATCCAGGAGGCAGAATACGAAGAACTAAATGAGGAATAACATGGGAATAGAACTGTATAGCCAATCTTCAAACTCTCTCTCATCTCCAGAGACAACCTTCGATGCGACAACGAGCTTCGAATCCTACTACATGAACCAGATGCAAATCTTGGCTAATGTAATCGATCCGAATAATCTATATGCTGAAGTTGCACGCGCCGGTGGCAAGACTGAAGGTATTACCGGTCCTCGCATTATTCGTGTGGCCAATGATATGCCCGGTGAACTTTCCTTCCTGGTACATAAGACCTACGTCGCTCTCATGACTAATGTTTGGCCCAACCTACAGGCATATTTCTCCAAAGAAGTTACCGTTGGCGGAAAGGTACGCTCCATGCTTGAATACGGCATCGATTATGTAGTCGGTGAAGCCAAACTCCCTTCACACTTCCGCCGTCCCCGATATCCGATATCGTACCCCAAGCACAGCGTTGTTTTCCGTGATGGCCACCACATCCAATTAGTAAGTTCCGATCAACCGGAATCAGTCGCAGGCCGATCGGCTGTTCATGCAATCATCGAAGAAATGAAGCACAACAAGGGTGAAAAACTGAAAACCCGTTTGTTCCCTTCACTTCGTGGATCCAGTGCTGAAATCCGCCGCTCAACATATTACCAAGGTATCACCGGTGTATCTGATACCGCTCGCGTTGACTTGGGAGAGGACGATTGGTTTGAAGAATATGAGAAACACATGGACCATAAACTGCTTGAAGAAATAGCTACTGTTGCTCTTCATGTAAATGCCGCTATCTATCAGAAATACAGATTAATAAATTCACAGCGTGAGACAACCAATCCTGTTACTCTTGAGCACATCCGTCTCGAAATCATAAAGCAAGACCGCATCATTGCACTTTGGAAACCACGCCTGGCCGACATGCGTCGAAATGCAACTCTTTACATTCGTGCCAGTTCTTTCTGCAACAAGGATATTCTTGGTCCTAAATTCTTCAAAACCCAGCTCGAAACCCTCGATATGGATGAGTTCCTTACTTCTATTTGTGCCATCCGTCACAAAGAAGTAATTAACAAATTCTTTGCTAACTACAACAAAGAAAAACATCAGTTCGCCGATAGCTATATTTACGAGTCCATCCTGAAACTTGACCTCCGGGAACACTTCATCCTCACGGCTCGTTACCTGAAGTATTACAGTAAGCACGATGAACTTCTCGTTGGCTATGATCCCGGCCACTTTTCTTCCTTGACTGTTGCCCAGGAAAAAAACTATGGTCGCCAGCTCCGGATCCTAAAAGAGTTCTATTGCTGTTATCCAGATGAACAACCGGAACTCGCCCGCCAGTTCTATGAGTTCTTTGGTCCGGACTCCATAAACAAACGCATTATTCTATATCCCGACCGTGCCGGTAACAAACGTCGTGAAGAACTGGAGCAAATCACCACTGACAGCCGGGCACTAAAGCGTGAGCTTGAAAGTTATGGCTTCGAGGTTGAACTAATGAACGAGGGCCAGTCTACAATTTACTATTGGCAACAATTCAAACTGTTGCTACTTATTTTTGGTGGCCGCAGTAATGCCCTGCCGGAAATCTTGATAGATGAAAACGAGTGCAAAAACCTTTGCAGCTCTATCATGCTGTCACCACTGAAGAAAACAGAGGGCCGCATAGAGCTTGATAAATCATCAGAAAAGAAAGTACCGTTAAAGAACCAGGCCGGACTAACAACACAGCTTCCCAGCTCCTTAATTTACCTTCTTTTTGGCCGCTATGGAAACAAAGTGCAAAGCGAATTATCATCAATGCCGGATAATTTACCCGATAACTTTGCTATATAGTAGTTCTTTTTCACCCTAAAAATGTATCAGTAAAAGTATAATAATGGGACTGTTTGACATCCGAATAATATCTAATACTTTGGGAAATAGCTCTTTGCTTTTGAAAACTTAAAACGTATTTTTCTTGCAAGGCGCATACCTGCACGCACCGCTGAGTTTTCCCTTTGCCGCTCACCCCCTCCCGAAAATTCCGAAAATATGACAAACCCCGGGTGCGTCCTTTTGGCGCACCCCGAAACCCACTACTTTCGGGCATGGAAATGACGATGACAGGTATTCAGGCGATGCAATGGGCTAAAGAGATCTCGAAGCTCCCTAATGGATGCTTCACCATTGCCTTCTTCCCATGCTCAAGGCATAGAGGGGAGGCAATACCTAATCTGACGGTCAAGGAAGGATGCAAATGGCGCACCCAACTTCCGGAGGAACGGTTTAGCATTGATAGTGATAACTTCTTTCTCTTCAGTGATGCAGATGGTGAGCCAAAGATGTGCTACCGCATACTGATCCGGTATATGGGCTTTCCACAAGATGGTTTCAAACTTCATAAAATAGATTGGCTATGAGTAAAAGCAACCTTAAAATGGTAGGCAACTACGGTTGCTATCTTGACGACGATAATGTAATATCATTTCAAATCGGTGATACGCCACTCTCGTCAGTGCTGGATCCTGATCCTATGTTTCCGGTACTTAATGATAGCAATTTTCCGGATATGCAATGGCAAAGCATCCAGGGATTCCAAGTCTGTAGTCGTGGCTTCAACAATCTGAAGTGCGAAGAGATCGCCTCAGATATCAAGAAGAATCGACTACTTCCTCGCTTGATAACCAAGCAGGTTAATATGTTGTATGGGCATGGGCTTAGCGTGTACAAGCCTACGATTGTCGATGGCAAATTGCAGAAAGAATGGGTTGATTGCCCTACTGTCACCGATTGGCTTAATAGCTGGAAGGATCGTGGTCTCGAATCGGATCATAAAGAGGTTGCCAAATCTATCATTAAGAACTACTACTATTTCCGTGATTTCTTTGTAAAATGGCGATTTACAATAGGGAAGGGTAGAGGAGTACTTCCTGTTGCCGGTCTTGAAATAATGGAAAATAAGCATTGCCGCTTGGCTACGACAAAGAAGGATGTTGCCACCGATATAGTTTATTATAAGGACTTTCGACATATAGCAGTAGGAAGATGGGGCTACGGAACTTCAACTTTCCGTATCTATCCTAAATTCAATCTGACAGAGGTTGGTAATTACAAGTTTGCAGCGATATCACACCATCGTGAAAAATCTGTTGATGAGTTCTACGGGGTGAATGAAACACATGCCGGAACGAAATCGTATATCAAAGGCTCCAATGATACCGCCGATTATATAAACTCGTTCCTCCGCAACTCTCTGGCCGCTAAAATTCATATAATTATCCCTAATGCCTGGCTTGAGTCGAAACGTATCCAAATCACCAAGCTCTGTGATGAGAATAAGCGACGCAGAAAAAACAATGAGGAACTTTTAAAATATAATGATATTGAGATTGGTACAGAATTCAAAGAATCGACGTTAATCAAATATTTGCAGTCGGAACTCCGCAAAATATCCCGCTATCTTTCCGGAGCGGATAACCAGGGAAAAGCCTATGCAACTATCAGTTTTAAAAACAGCCAGGGTGAGGAAGAACGTTGGAAAATAGAAACTGTCGATTTGAAATATAAAGAATATATCGACGCCCTGATATCCTACGATAAACGTGCCGACGAAGTCTTACTCTCCAGTGTGGGCCTTGATTCTTCAATTTCGAGCGTCAGCAAAGATGGAGTTATCTCCAAATCGGGTGCTGATGCATACTACAACTATCTGATCTACATTATGTCGCTCACCTCTGAAGACGAAATTTGTACAGAGCCATTTAACCAGGCTCTGCAGATAAACTTTCCCGATTTATACAGTCAGGGATATCGCCTTGGCTTCTATCGTGAAGTTCCGGCCCGCCAAGAAGAAGTATCCCCCAAAGATAGACTTAATAAGCAACAGTCATGACAATATTACAAGAACTATTTCCTACCATCGCGGAGTTTCGCAAATACGCTCCGTATGCCGAAAGTAATATAACTTTCGATCAGCTCAACTCATCAGCAGTTTCAGCCAAAAAGATGATGATTATTATATTAACGAAAGATGTCTATTCTGAGATTGTGAAGGTTGATGGAGAGCTAAAGAAGGCCTTATGTATGGCTATGGCCAATTTGACAATGGCAAAGCAACTCATATTCGATATCGTTTCTAAACGCAAAAATAATGTCGATATCTACAAGCATGAGCAGGAAACCATGCGTCGCTCATTTATTGAAAACTACTTCAATGCGATGGATACAGTAATCCAGTTGCTCGATACTGAAGATAAATTCCCTTCCTGGAAAGAAACCCGCTACAAGAAACTTCTTGATGGACTTAGAATTCAAAGTACCGAAGATTTCGATATGCTATACTCCATCGACCTCTCTTATCTCTTTTTCTTTCGGACAATACCTATTCAGAAAGAAGCTCTGGACGATGGCCTATCCGCCTACTTTGAACGAGCAGAAGGTAAAGAGGATGTATTGCGGATGCTTCATCGATGCCTGGCAAAACAAACCATTGCCATTGCACTCCGACGTTTTGATATCATTGAGTTTCCGCCTACGATCCGGAGCCTGTTCGATGATTCCAAGGCAAGTCGATCCGGAAAAGATGAGCAGGAACGCATGCTTGCTTTATCCGCCTCATTAATGGATGAAGTGAAACAAGAATTAGCCAATATCGACCTGATACTCACTTCGGATTCTTCCGGATCCGTTGATACTAACACTTCTTTTAACCGTCCTGATGACATAATATTAGTGATGCCATGCTAAATCCTACCATTGACTTTATGGCGAAAGGAGTTCAATATAGCATTCCTAATACCTGGGAAAGCCTTACTCCATATCTTTTCCGATCACTGATCCATGATATATCCTTGATGGCACAAGGCAAACTCTCTATTGCTATGGTCCGTGTGAACTATGTGTGTCGTGTTATGGGGTGGCAACTCAAAAAAATAAAGGACTCTGATGGATTGGCTAACTTAACCTGGCTGGCTGAGCAAGTAACATTTCCATTCACAATTGTCTATCCGGATAACGATGCTGCTCTTCAGGACCTCGATTTTGAAACACGAAAGTTATGTAAGCGCATTCCTCCACACCGCCTAACAGGCATCACCATTGCCAGATATCTGAGTAAGCAGCCTTATAACTATGCTGTTGACTCATGCTTTTGTAAACAGCAGATCCCGGCAATTCGCATCGATGACGACGAGCTGTATTCAGCCTATAATATAGACACCTCGTTCAACCGGCTCACTTGCTCTTTGACAGCTCTTCAGTTTATCGAGGCTCGCTCCCTAATCGGCGGATCACTGGATCAACTTCCACTTCTGGCCGCTATCCTTTACTATCCGGAGCAGTACTCTTCTGATGGAGCTCATGCCCTTGCACACAAGTTTGTAAATCTGCCGACGGATGAGTTGACGGCTATCGCCTTTAACTTTCAGGCATTCGTTAATTATCTATTTACCAAAACCGAATTCAAGTTACTTACAGAGGCTAAGAATACCAAAGAGTCTGCCATTTCTACCGGTGCTCTTGAGTCTCTGTATAACTTGAGTTCTGATGGTCTTGGCGACGTTTATACCGTCGAGCGAATGAATATTCTCCAATACTTGACCATTCTTCGTAAGAAACTCATTGATACCGTCCGAAGCCTTCACTCAGCTAAGATGGAAAAGATAGACATTGCGAATGAAACCGGCTTACCCATTTACATAATAAATGATATACTATGATTCTGAAATTATTAAAGTACTTCGCTCAATACCCTCAGAAAGAAGGGGTGATATCCATGTTTAGCAATGGGGCAAGCCAGTTCCCACAGTACTCCGCTCTGCTTGAGTACGTGAAAGGACTTCCGGCACCGTTCATGCCAGCACTTGAGAATCTTGTTTTCGGCCAATCATACGATGATGTAAAAAGGCGTGTGAATGATATCACGGGTAATTATCTCTTCATTGATTTTGGAGAATTCTCCTCGTCCCGGGATTCCCGAAACTCCATTTTAGACCAACAGAAGCTGGCGGCTACTATCGCCATGAAGCTTACCGACTCAGCCGATATGATCGAAGTCGCCATTGCCTCGGATATCACCTTATCCCTTCTTGCTTCTCTCCGGAAGAAACTCATCCTGGACTCTCGTGCGGAAAATTGCCCTTGGCTGGATAAAATATCCGATAATCACGATATCGTTCCTTTTGTTTCTCCGGAGTTTAAATCCATAGGCTGGACACTCATGTTCAGTTCCTCTGCAGCTGATCTTTTCGATACTAAATCGTCCTTTAGAGAATAGTAAATCCCCGATATCTTAGCAAGAAAATGAAAGCAATGAAAAAACTCACGGTACAATTAGCTGTCGCTGTCTTCCTTACAGTTTCAGGTATGGTACTTATTTTTAGTGGTTTCTGGGTTTCACCTCGAGGTGAGATACACAATTCGGTATTGGTAGCTTTTGGAGAGGTCAGCACATTCGCTGGAGCACTCTTTGGAGTTGATTACCGATACCAGGTACGAATCTTTAAGAAAAAGGAGGTAAAAGATGAAAATCCTACTTGACAATGGACATGGAGAGAATACAGCAGGTAAACGTTCACCACTTTGGCCGGATGGTAGCCAATTATTTGAATGGGCCTATACTCGTGAAATAACGAGTAGAATATTTTCAGAACTTACAAAACTCGGAATTGACTCAGAACTAATTGTTCGAGAATCCATCGATGTACCTATTCGCGAGCGAGCTCGACGCGTGAATAGTATTTGTAAGAAAGTTGGTATTCGTAATTGTTTTCTAATATCTATTCATTGTAATGCCTTCAATGGTAAAGCCCGTGGCTGGGAAGTTCACACTTATCTTGGTAAGTCCAAATCCGATGAATATGCTACTATTTTCTGGAATACGGCTCACGATATCCTGAAGGATATTACTCCAATGCGTGCAGACTTTTCCGATGATGATCCGGATTGGGACACTAACCTTGGTATCCTTCGTGAAACTTTATGTCCGGCCATTCTTACTGAAAATCTTTTCATGGATAATCAGGAAGATTGTCGGTTTCTTCTTTCTCCTGAAGGTAAGAAGGCTATTACTGAAATTCACGTACAATCCATTCTTAAGATAGTGTTATCATGAATTTTGTTCATAATATATTGATTGTGTTGTTTATCTTACTCCTGATCGTGGGCTGTCGAAGTTCGCGATCAGGAACCTCACATTCCGATGTCCAAACTACCCACCTCAAAGAAACCCGGAAAGATTCCATAGACTTCAATGCAAAGTTTGCCCGCTACCTGCATGAGCAAGAATCTAACCTCGCCGTCCGGATCGTAGAGTACTTCCCTCCGGAAACTGGTGACACAGCCTCACATGGTCCGGTCAAATCTGTAACCGATATCGATCTATCTTCCAAAAGCAAGTCCGATTCCACAATCAGTCAGAAGCAGTTTATCGCCAGTTCCGATACCACCTCGGAGCAATCTCATGAAATAGTAAAGGCAGAAACGACCTATCAAGTGAAAGCCCAGTCTTGGTACGAGCCCTTCATTCCCTACCTTATTTTAATCCTCCTGGCTACCATTATTTATTACTTCCGTCGCAAAAACTAATCACTTTTTAGCTCAAGCTAAACAAAGCTAAGTAGCTGATAATAAAGAAGATATTACTACGTCGTGTGCGTTAATAGTGTTACCTTAGCTGTACAATAATAAAGGTAAATCATTATGAACGAACAAGTTACAAACATTCTCAATCAGAACATAACGAAGACAGCGAAAATACAACAGCTCCTTCTTTTAGGTTTAACCCGCCGCCAGGTAGCTGACTTGGTAACCAACGGAAACTACGGTTTCGTGCAAAACGTTTACAAAAAAATGCTTGAGGCAGGCACTTTTAACCATCAACCTGCAGCTGCAATTCTTTCTGAAATAGACTACACTTTTAACCGCCGCTTCGGCATCGAGATTGAAGCCTATAACTGCGATAAACATCACCTCGCCTGCGAGCTTCGCGAGGCCGGAATCAACGTAGTAGTTGAGGGTTACAACCATGACACGCGCGACCATTGGAAGCTTGTAACAGACGCCAGCCTTAGCGGAAACAACACTTTCGAGTTGGTAAGCCCGATCCTGCAAGGAGAGGCCGGACTACAGGAGTTACAAAAAGTTTGCTGGGTACTTGAGTATTGCAATGTAAAAGTGAATAACAGCTGCGGCCTACACATCCACATGGACGCTGCAGACTTTACCATCGAGACTTGGCGCAACTTGGCAATAACCTACCGCCGCCTCGAGCCGGTAATCGACGGATTTATGCCGAGCAACCGCCGCAATAACATCTACTGCAAAACTCTTTCCAATATATCTGAAAGTCGCATTCGGGAGGCCCAAAACATCACACAGCTACGCTCAGTCTTTGGAAACGCCCGCTACCACAAGCTGAACCTCGAAGCCTACGCCCGCCACCGCACAGTTGAATTTCGCCAACATGGCGGTACAACCAACTTCACAAAAATGGAGAATTGGATACGCTTTGCCGCAAACATGATTACCTTTGCACAACAAGGCATGGTTAACGCAGGATGCCAACTATCAAGCATTCCTTTTTTAACCGCCGACCAAAAAATATTTTTCAAACTCAGAACCAAAAAGTTAGCATAATAATGACAACAACCTACACTTTGCAGGACGGCGGTAAAATTACCGCCACCTGCGCCGCCGATTTTGTAACCAAGTTACGCGAAAGCAGCCGCTTCGATAGTGAATGTACCGACCAGGAATACATGTACCATTTTGCCGACCGATTTCACGATCAGACCGGCCATGTGATCCGAGCCGATTCTTCAGATCACTTCTTAGAGGATTTATCCACATACGGTTATGTAAGTGTTAAATAATCATTTCATAGGTACATTTATTTGCCATAAGCTTTGTCAATAAACAAATGTTTATTATATTTGCACTGTGTTTTTAAAGCGATGTTTGACAATCAGGATGAGCTAAAGGCTCACATAGAACATGTAAAGCGATGCTTGCAGTTTTATGCTCTAAGCGAGGAGGAATTGCTAAAGCAAGGATACCCACGAAGAGAGTTAGAGAGGCTAATCGATATCCAGTTGGATAAGTTAATCGAACTCCTCAAACAACTGAAAGACTAACATTAACCCCCTCATGAATTGAGGGGGTGCTTTAAAAACCAAATAAAGAAACGATTATGAGTGCAAAAAGTGAAATAGACAATTTGTTGAATAGATTTCTTCAGCTGGAGACGGATGAGCAACGAGAGCAATTTCGGGATACGATGGCTCAAATCTTAGCTGGTAAAACAGAAGAAGAAAAACATGAATTTGGAGAAGCTCTTGCAGACAATGCAAAAGAGATGATCCAGCAGTCAGAAGCGTTGATAGGAGAGTATCATTTCAAACAAGCATTGCATGATATTTTTCCAGCTATAACCTGGTCGTATATTGCTGAAGAGTATTTCCATAAATCGCGTTCATGGTTGAGCCAGCGCATGAATGGATATCATGTTAATTCAAAAGCTGCAGCATTTAGCCCAGAAGATATAAATACATTAGCTGATGGTCTGTTAGACCTAAGTGAACGTATAAAGAAAAGTGCTATCCTGTTAAAGGGGCATCGCTTTTAAAAACACAAGAATTGAGGGTGAAGTTTGGATAAAGAACACTGAGTGTTCATTGAATACCTGTCTCTTATACACATCTCCGAG